TCACCGTTTATTTCTTCCGTATGTTTTGCTTCAATTACATCTTTTAATTTTCGGAGATAGTTTTCCTCCCGGTCAAAAAGTAACATTATAGCCACCTCTCCGTAAATTCCACCATTCCAGATCCGCTGGATAAAGTAATTTCAAAATCACCTTTTGGAATCATAAAAAAATCTGATTCCAAGTAGACGTCTTTACTGATAGACAATCCATTTTTGTAAACCATCTCGGTTTCCAAGTCTATGGCCACGGTATCACCGGATACAAAATTATGCTCGATATACACGTATTCTCCGGTACTTTTAAGAGTAACTTTTAAAAAGTCAGCTGCCCCCATGGTTACGGTGATGATCCCGGTTGTAGGATAAGTGCCGCCATTTCTTAAAGTTTCGCCCAGGCTTAGAGTCTTGACTCCTCCATATAGCAGCGGATCACACAAAAACGTTAATGTAATGTCTCCAAAAATGCTGGATTCTTCAATACCTGTTTCACCATCGATTTTCGCCATATAAAAGACATTTTCGTCTGTAAATTGTAGCTTTTTCTTTTCATCAGTATAAAGGAGGCCGGCCAGCTCCCTTATTTTCTGCCGCAGCTCCGGCCGGCTGTTTACTTCTATTCTTACATCGACTTCCAATAAACGATCTTTTATATTTGTTTTCGCAACTACGCTTCCCGGACGTCCAGGTATATCCTGTGCTTCGCTTTCCATCGGTGGAATGAGGTCACGCCTGATATCTTTGACCCGTACGTATTGTGTTATATCTTTACCGTCAAAAATCATTTTTGTCATGTAGGCATCGCCCCCACTCCTCTGTATTTCCTTATTTTGTACCTTTCAATTGCCTGTGCTATCTTGTCTATATCACTTTCATTCCGGACATAAAAATTATTTCCGGTTACCAAAGTGCTGTAATCATTTGGCACTGATTCTACGCCAGTAATGGCCGGCTGCAGTCTACGTCTAGGATTATTAACGTGAGGATTGATGTCCGTATCAAAATCTGTCGGGATAGCTGCCGCCATATCGTCAGCAACTCCTTTCATATTTTTGGTAAAACCTTCTTCAACCCCTAAGGCAAGATTTTTCCCAACCTGATCCCTAAATACCGTAGACGGGCTATGGATCCCAAGCTTCTTTTTCAACCCGTCCAATAGATCTTGTCCAAAACCTCCGAGCTTTCTCATGATCCATGGGCAAAGATTTTTAATTCCGTTCCACAGCCCTCTCACGATGTCACCGCCGATTTTGCCCCAGTCCTGTCTCCTAATCCCGTCCCACAAGGCTTTTAAAATCATAGGCGCCATTTTTAACAGCAACGGTATGGCAACCGTCATACCATCTATCAGGGCTTTTATGATTTGCGGTGCAGCTTTAATCAATGTTGGCAAAGCATTTACGATACCCATAATAATACTGGTTATTATCCTGGGCGCAGCCTTGATCAATACAGGCAAGGCATTTACAATGCCGTTGATGACAGTAGTTATAATCTTGGGCGCCTGTGCTAACAATTGGGGCAACGCTTTAACCAGTCCATCAATCACGGCCATTATTATCTGTGTGGCAGCTTTGATAATCTCCGGCAAGTTTTTGATTAAGGTATTAGCGATGGTCAAAATAGCATTTACAGCAGCCGGTATTAATTTTGGCAGCTGTTTGCTCAAAGAGTTAACTAACGATAGGATTATGGTTATAGCCGCCTGTACAATGTTTGGCAATGCCTGTATCAAGCCGTTGACTAAGGATGATATTGCCTGCATGCCGGCATTTATCAGCTGCGGCAAATTTTCGATAATTGAGTTAACAATGGTCATCACTGCTTCGACGGCGACCGGTATCAGCTGGGGCAATAATCCCACTATCGTGGTCAGCATCTCACTAAAAAGATTAGATACCGTATCCAAAAGTACTGGCAAAAGCTCCACTACAGCTTCCAGCAAGGCGTTTACCGCATCAGGCAATGCTTTTACAATGTTACCAAGTATTGGAGTGATATTTTTCACGACATTTTTGAAAGATCCTACTAAGTTATCTGTAAGTTGGGATATATTAGCGTTTGAGTCTCCCAAGCCGGTAATAAAGTTGCTAAATGCCGATTTGAGACTGCTAATGGATCCACTTATAGTTTCTGTGGCTTCTTTTGCCGTTGTGCCGGTTATACCCATATTAGTTTGTATTACATGGATAGCTTCTGCCACATCGGAGTAATTTTTTATATCGTAATGTACCCCGGAAAACTTTTCGGCGTCAGCAAGGAGACGTTCCATCTCTTTCTTTGTCCCCCCATAGCCAAGCTTTAAGTTATCCAACATCGTATAATTTTGCTTTGCAAATCCCTGATACGCGTTTTGTATGGAGGACATGTCAGTACCCATTTTGTTAGCATTATCGGACATATCGGTTATAGCCATATCGGCAACTTTGGCTGCTTTTGCAGTATCTCCATGCAGCGAGCTTATAAGACTCGCCGAAAAGCTCGTGACTGTGTCCATATATTGGTTAGCACTTAGCCCTGCTGTTTTATAAGCATTACTAGCGTAGTTTTGCACCGTCTTAGATGATTTTTTAAAAAGGGTATCTACACCACCAACCAGCTGCTCATAATCTGCGTAGGATTTTACAACCTCTTTGCCTAATTTGGCAGCGGCTCCGGCAGCAGCGGCAGCCATTGCGGCCCCTGCCACGGCTACGCCCTTGGCGACTTTAACCGCTCCCTCACCGACTTTTTTTAGTCCGTCCTTAAATCCATCAAACGTTATCTTTTTTGACCCTTTATCCAGATTGTCAAGCTCTTCGGTAAATTCCTTCGTTTCGGCTTTTGTTTTGTTCATCTCTGTGCAAGTATCGTTGATTTTTACCGATAAGTCTTTGGCAGAGGACGAGTTCGCCCCCTCCTGGTCAACGACATCCGCATAGGCCTTCGTTAATTCGTCAAGCTTCTTGTTCTGCACATCGTGAGTCTCATTCAGGTTTTGGAGTTTGGCCTTTAAGCCATCCGAGCTATTCCTCCAGTCGTCCATCCCGGATGTAGCTGCCCTAAACTTACTATTGGATACTTCAATATCCTGATTCATGCTGCTAATTTTGTCTTGCAATCCGGCAGTGGGGCTTTGCGTTTCATTTAATCTATTTTTATAGTTATTTAATTGCTTTTCTGTGCTGCCTATGCTTCTTTCTGTCGAGTACATTTGATTAGCCAAGCTCTGTGCAGCACTGCTATTAGCTCCTTGCTCCTTTACAGTCTTTTGATACTCATCATTCAATATGCTAAGCTTTTGCTTTTGCAAATCTAACTTTTGATTTAGAGAGTCTATCCGGCTTGTAAGCCCCCCGGATGTACTTGACCAGTCGTCCATCACAGCAGCAGAGGCTCTAAAACCAGTCTCTATTGACCTAACCTGCGCATTTAACTCTGTAATTCCTTTTTTAAAGCCTGTGGTATCAAGCCCCACTTTTCCAGATAAATCATTCTCCCCTGGCATTCGTCCACCCCCCTTTTGGGTATAAAAAAAGCAGCCATCTGTTGACAGCTGCTGCCTTCTATTTAGTTTTTAACTTTCCACGTATGCCCACATGCCTGACACAAGGCCATCGTTTTGTTCTTGTACTTTATCTTTCCTGATCCTTTGCTCCTACCCACAAGCAACCATAGCCCGGCGGTACAGATTATTAAAAACCATCTCCCCATATGCCATAAAAGTCCCCTATGATGCCCTCTCATCTTGCCCTCTGTTTGCTGTATAGACAGCGTTACGTTTTCCGACCCACATTTTGGACATTTCAACGACGTCTCCCCCTTTTTTACTCCATTATATCACATTTTCATGCCAGATCTAACCATTTTACGTCTTTTGGATTAACTTTTTTGTAAGGTTTTCCATTGCGATAAACCACACTGGATTTTTCTTCCCGTTTGGATCCCTTACGCCAAAAGTACCACGGGAGGAGGGTTTCGATGTCTGTTTCATCCAGATCTTTTAGAGTGGTTCCGGGCATCAGGCTCATGCAGTCTGTTTCAAAAAAATAAATCCAGTCATGCGGGGCTCCGCTTTCTTTATTTGACGCTGCCCCGCTTACTGGTTTTTTGGCATAACTTCCTTTGCTTTGTTGGTAATGGCATTTAAGACAGTCACGGTCTCTGCGATATCTGCCCCGTTGTTCACGTCTTCAATAGTAAATTGGTTGCCATAGACTTCACAGACGAGTCCGGCCATTTCGTCCATCAGTTCTTCACTAATTCCGCCTTCGTCCATTTTGTCAGACAGTTTCATAGCCTTTTTTAAGATTCCCCACGGGACAATTGACCGCTGATATTCCTTTTTGACTTCGTCGTTTTCGCTATATAGTGTAAAAAGTATTGGTGAGCTCATGTCGTCCTCCTTATACCCCGGCAACTACATATGCAGGTTTTTGCACTTTCGTAAACCATCCGGCCGCACCTGTAAAATTAGTGTCTGTAGTATCTCCCTTAACGCCTTTAATGCTAGTCCCGTTCGGATATGCTTCGGCATCCACATCAAACTTTGAGCAAATGGTGTTTATTGCCGTATAGGTCAGTTCAGTAGTGTTGACCGTAATGTCGTCCTCTTTGGTATGGGCGGTTTCAGCACCTATACTAAACATACCTTTCAAATATTGGAAATACCTATATCCTCCATCACCGAGATTCATTCTCCCGGACAAAGCAAAATAGGGTGCACGGGAAACGTCTCCGGTGTCGATCAGCTGTCCATTTTTATAAGGCTTGCCGGTCAGTTTGGCAGCTAATTCAACAGGTATCCCTGATACGGCAATGGTAACCTCTGTTGCAGCTTCAGATGCTGTACTAAACATAGGCTTGTTATCATAATCTCTTGTATTTACTGCTACGGCCGCTTCGTGCGTTATTTCAGCAGTAGGTGCCAGGTATTCCGGTGCAGCCGCTTCGTACGTTTCTGCAGTGTCACTATTTACTTCCGCAAAGTGCATTTCTTCGCAGCCTATAAGCTCTCCGTATTTGCTGCCGGTATTTTCTTCGCTCATTTAATCATTCCTCTCATAATATCTAAAATCGCATCGCCAACCATAGTGCCTTGTATCTTTTTGATATGGGATTGTTCCGCTTCCGATCCGCATAAACCCTTCTGCTTTAAAGGCCTTTTCTATCTCAGGAGGAGCTGTTATCATCATTCGCTTATCCCTAAAAAGCAGGCTCACCTGTACACGGACTGTGCGAGACGTTTCTTCTCCGTCATAGTGAGTCTTGGGAGGATCGTCCACTAAAAAATATACCATGTAGGTATCGGGTAACTGATCTTCCGGGCTTTCGTTCCGCTCATAATCGTAAGGGATGCTAAGAATATGAGACAGATCCTGCATCGCACTTTCGGCCTTATCAATCCAGCTCAATCTATCGGTACCCCTCTTTCCTTTAGTTTCTTCCGCATGACGGCTTTAACTTCTTTTTTGTTATTATCTACTGCCGGACGGATAAACGGATCAGGAAACCCAGGGCTATGGCCATCTCCAAACTCCTGGTAAACACCATGTATTGCTTCCGGATGCTTTTTTATGTCAATTCCGACGTGGCCATAGATATAATTTCCTTCCTGCTTAGCAGGGACAATTTCTATAGCGTCTTCAACTTTCCCAGTTTTCCTGTGGCGGTGCGCCCCCGACTTCATTTCTTCCCCAATTATTGGGGTAGCAGAGTCTATAGCATATCTACAGGCATCGTCAATATCGTTTCCGGCATCACGTATCTTCGCAAGATATTTTTCAAAGTTTGGCACGGTAAGATTCGCCTGCAGGGATGTTCCACCAGCTTTTCTTGCCATTAGCCGTTCACCTCTGCTTTTACCTTCAGCTCCATTTCCCTGTGTTCTCGTCGGATATCATCAATACTTGCAATTTCAAATACAATTCCGGCATCGTCAATTACTCGGCATTTCCTGGTAATTTCCGAGCTATACCATACAGAGACGGTTGCAGCAGAATTTGCCTGTACGGACTCTGCAATCCACGCTTCTGACCCGTGGACATTCTCCCACTTTGCCCATATCCAGTTAGGAGGATCGTTTTCAGATTCATTTCCAATATCGACCCATTCTGTATGCTTGTTTATTCCATCTCCAACAGCAACCGGCTTCTGAACTCGGATTCTCGCCAACATCTCTCCCGGGTTTTTTATCATACAGGGATCACCCTTTCTTTGCTTAAAAGGGCATAAAATGCAGGTGGTATGGTCAAATCTCCCCCACGGTGCATCCATCCCCATGTGGCATACAGGAGGATGGCTTGTTTAGCTTTTTCCGGTATCTCTTCGCAGCCCGCTGTGTAAATAACGGTTACTTTTCCCGCTTCCCCGTGTAATTCCGCTAATAGCTTCGTATCATCAACTTCATATCTTTCCGTTACATCATTACCGGACTCATCGATGACACTTTTCAGCTCCCTAAAAGGTGGGCGGGGTAAAACAACCGTAGATAAATCAGATACTACTTGCAAAGTCTGTTCGCATAAGGCTCTATTTGTATACCGTTCGGCTTCTTCTCTCCCTGCTTGCAGCAGAGATAAAACCATTGGTTCTTGTTCCGCTGTAATTGGGAGCCCTTGCATCCAAGCTTTAAAGTCATTTACGCTTACTGGCTCTTTTCCCGGTGGGTTTAGCACTTTTACCATGTTCCACCTCCGCATGTCCGGCTTGTATTAGATCCTCCGCAACCGGGGCAGGCGCATCAACCACCTGCCCGGAAACAAAGGAAAATTTCTCCCCGGCACAACTTCTTAAGATCTTAATCTTCATTACGCTCCGGCTTTCATCGTCAGGGTTTTAATAGCTTCCGGCACAACCAATTTTCCATCGGTTCTTTCGTAACCTTTGTATCCCACCTGGCCATGCTCTGCATACAATTCGGTTAAAGGCTGCATTCCCATTCCGACAGTATCTTTGATAGTGTACTGGCTAAAGTCACCAAACGCAATGGGCTTTTTCCCAGCAGCTACGTCAGGCATATAATCAGAGATCACAACAGGACGTCCTAAAACAACATTGGGCTGACCAGCAGTCAATCCGGGCTGCCAGATATAGTTCCCATTTCCATCCTTAAACTTCCTAATGGCTTTTTCTGCGCCATTGGACATCATGAAAGTAGCGTTCGTGCGATACCCTGCTTTAAGAGAGTAAAACAGGTCAAGCACTTCATCGTCGGTGACTGCAGTGCTCGCAGCGGCAGTAACGCCATTCTGCGCAGCTGTCAAAACGCCAGTGGGCTGACCGGTTCCCGTACCGGATACAAAGGCCTGCTCTTCGCCGGATGCAAAGGCTCTGGCAAAGCTGGTAGCAATTAAGTTGGCAAGATTAAATTCGGAGTCATTCAGGAGCTCTTCAGATACCTGGATGATCTTACCTAACTTGTGGCTTCCAACCGTCACGGTGTCATAGCTGTCGTCAACCTTCGGATAAGCGCCGTTTTCAGCGATCCATTCTGCCGCGCCATAATTTGCAGCAAGCACGATCTTTCTATCAGCGGTCAAGGAGATTACACTAGCGAGTCTCCGCATAGCAACCTGATCTGCCAGTAAGGCTCTTACGGCAGATTCAAGCTCTTCCGGCATAACGAGCATCCCGCCGCTGTCGGCCCCTGTGGACATAACGTTATTAAGGGTATGCCTTTCATCACCACTCAGAGATCCAAGGCCATGACGGATCGCATTGTAAAATGCGTGCTTGTATTCATCAGTAGCAACAGGCTTCTTTTCCGGCTTTACATTTGCGGGGTTCGGCTTCGCAGTAGGTTCCGGGATACTGTCAAGCAGCGTCTCCCTCTTGTTCTGCTTTTCAGCTGCATTAATTTTAGCTTGCAGCTTATCAATTTCAGAGTCGATGTTGTTATAGCCTTCCATGTCCCCTGCGTCCAGCTTTGCCCTTGCTTCTTTTACCAGCTTAGCAAGGTTCTGTTTCATTTCTGTAATGTTCATTGATTAGTTTCCCCCTCAAATTATCGTTTTTTCAATTAAGTTTAATTTGGCTTTTGCCAAGTCAATCTGCTTAGTATCTTTCTTTTCATTCAGCATTTTCAACGTCTTGTCTACAACAGCCTTGGGTATCATTCCCGGGCCGACGGCGTTCACAAATCCTTCTGGATTTCCCTCAAACATGACTTCGTCAATCAAACCTTTTTCCTTGGCCTGCTGAGCGGTCAGCCACGTTTCATTGTCCATCATCTTCAAGGCTTCGTTTTCACTCATACCTGATTTATGACTATAAGCTGCCGCCATAGCCTTATTGCAATTAATCAATGTACTTTTTTCCGTCCCCATGACATGATAATCGCCTTCTACATGGCTTGATACATTATGGGCCATCAACATTGCCGTCGGGGCCATGCTCAAATGGTTGATATACATTGCCAATACACTAGCAGCCGAAGCGGCCAACCCCATAATCTTTCCAGTAGATCCTTTCTCACAAGCCGCTATTTCGGATCCAATTTCAGATCCTGCAAAGATATCTCCGCCATAGCAAGTACCGATTGTAATATCAAGTGGTTCACCTGGTGCCTGATCTTTTGCGATCTTAATATCGTTTGGGCAGCAGGATTCCATGCCGAACCAGTCATAAACTTGCTTATAGTTGTTTGGGATGATATACCCGTTTATATTTACTTTCAATCCTTTGTTACACCTCCCTTAGCAGATTCTGCCGACGCGTTCATCAATTCTTTTAAGCTTCTCAAGTTGCCATTTGCAAGGTATGCATCCCCACCTTCCTCTGCCGGTATACTATCCGCATCCTCTAATTCTCGTATGTCATTAGCATTCATCCAACCGTTCTGCCTGGCAACAGCATAACCATCCATTCTGGATTTATAGTCACCTCTCAAAAGGCCTTCAACATTAAATTTCGGGAAGTAAACTATCCTTTCCGGAGTAGTTAAAAGCTGGGTGACTATCGCCTTTTCAATTCTCACAAGGTACGGCCTTAAAGTGTAGATCACAAAGTTCAACGACATCTGCTCAATGTTGCTAAAAGTTGCGTGTTCCAAGTCACCTATCATATGGAGCGGGACATTATAAAACCGAGCGACTTCTTCAACCTGGAATTTTCGGGTCTCAAGCATCTGGGACTCTTGCGGGGAATTGCTTATTTTTTGAAAAGCGCTCCCCTGTTCTAAAAACAGTAGTCTAGCTGTGTTGGATAGTCCGGTATAAGCTTCCCTCATGTCTTTGCGATATTGCTCAAACTGATCGTCACTTGTGATATCCGGATAAGTGATTACCCCGGAGACATTAGCGCCATTTTTAAAGTAGTCGCTTGCATATTCTTCAGACGCGATTCCCAATCCTATGGCATTTTGAGCTAATTTTAACGGTTGATAGGCATTCAACGCATCCATGCTAAACCAGTCTACTCTAAAAACCTGATCTTTTCGGAGTATAATTTGTTTCTCCCCGGGGGGGCTGACCACATATTCCAGTTCTTTTGTGTCCTCGTTTCTATGCGGCTGGATATATGGAGTAGTAATATTCCACAATTCCCTTACCTGCCCCGCACCATCCCTTACAACTTCCGCATATCCTCTGCCATAAATTAGCATATTAGCAACAAATGCTTGCCAAAACTGGAAACTGTCTGTTTCTGGGTTTGGCACATCGTGCAGTACGTTATAAAGGGACTGATCGACTGCCTTCTCCTTTCCCTTGTCGGTTTTACGATATAAAAATAGTGGCAGTGATGCAATGTTCTCCGACAAGAGACGGACACATGCAAAAACAGCCGTTGTCTGTAAGGCGTTTTTATCATTGACTCTTATCCCGGTTTTTGAGGATGCACTCATCAAAGCTTCTCTTAATTCCGGAGACGGTCTTGCCAGCGTAGACAAGTTCTTAAAAATTATTCTTACTCGGTCAACTACCCTCAAATTACCCTCACCCCATGTTCTCTATAAGCGTTTCTCTTTGCCATATGCGGCATTGTTCTGACCATTGCGTCCACCATTGCAACAAATATATCGATTCTTTCCGTCCTGCTGTCTTTTATAGGCATGTAGTTTTCCTTGCCGTCCATTGAGATATTGACGTTTCCAAAGCACCATCTCGCGGCTGGATTCGCTTCGTGAGTTATCAACGGAGGCCTTCCCTCACTGACAAGTCTTTCGCTATCCTTAAACATGACTTCAAGTTCCTTCATCGCCGAGCTCATGCAAAGGATTGTCTGTGGCACGTCTACCATCTTTAACCCTTCTGCCGTCAGCATTAAAACAGTTTCTGTAGCATTGTACTTGTCAAACCCGATTTCTTTAATGCGATACATCTTTCTATACTCCATGATTCTTTTACGGATTGCAGAGTAGTCAGTTACGTTTCCTTCGGTGGACTGCATATACCCCATGCTAATCCATTCATTGTACGGTACATGGTCACGTTTAACCCTCTCCTGCATGTTCTCTTCTGGGATCCAGGCATCAAAGATCATTCGATAATCTTTCCAATTTCTTTGCGGAGGAAATATCAGTGCAAAGCCGTTCATATCCCAAGTTGTGGCAAGGTCTAATCCTCCATAGCAGATACATCCCTTTAAATCTTCTCTAGTCCAGTCTCCTGTAGTGGCATCCCAGGACGTAAGTGGTAACCAGCCCCTTTTCTTGTTCTTATTCCACTGGTTTAGACGCAGCCACCTAAACAATCTTTCTTGAGACGGATTGTTCTTTACTGCAATGATTTCTTCGCGTAGCTTGTCAATGCTGATCACACTGCCCAATGATGGATTAGCCGCATACCATACGCTTTCATCGTAGATATCCGCATTTTCTGGCGCACCATATATCTTTACGTACCAGTACGGATCATCAATTTCTCCATCTTTGATTCTTTGTGCGTAACTATGGACTTCCCACCCGATGGATGTTCTATCCGGATCATCCCCCGCTGTGGTAATAACCCAATATAGAGTCTCTTTACGTGCGGATCCTGTTCCAAACGTCATTACGTCCCATAAATCACGGTTTGGCTGCGCATGCAATTCATCAAATATAACGACCGTCGGGTTTAACCCGTGCTTTTGAGCGACTTCGGACGACAGGACTCTTAAAAATGTTCTCGTTTCTGTATTTTCGATATATTTGCTACTGTCTCTAATCTTTAACGTTTCTTGTAAGGCTTCATCCTGATATATCATATTCAACATCGCATTATAGACAATGGATGCCTGGCTTCTGTCGGCGGCGCAACAGTATATCTGCCCTCCTGGATTATCGCACATTAAATGATACAGCCCCAAACCAGCTACCATGGTAGTTTTACCGTTCTTTTTCGGTATTTCCAAGTAAGAGTATCGATATTGCCGATATCCTTTTTCGTTCAAAGTCCCGTATACGTTCTTTATGACTTCTTTTTCCCATGACTGTAAAATAAAAGGCTGACCGGAAAAATCATCTACCAGGTGCAGCAGCTGCATGAACTCAATCGGTTCCCGTGCTTTCTCGGCGTCAAAATGCATGGTCAATCACTCTTCGCTTTGTGTTCCATAAATGCCGCCATACCTGACTTTTTCTTCTTTTCCGGTTTCTTCGGTATACTTCGTAAAGCGGACTGCACTGTCAGGACATTTTCTTTATCGATGTCAAGTATCATCTTCCGCTTCTGCATCAGCTGCCTATCACAGTTAATAACACTTTTCGATAGTTCAGCAAGGAGCTTATAATATTCTGTTGCTTTCATTCCATCAGCTTCGGGATCTCCGGTTCTATCTTTTTCATAGTCCTTTTGCAATTCAGCTTTCGAATCGGTAAACTGATTTCTAGTTTCCTGTATCTGCTCACATTCTTCCACCAGGAGACAATGCATGTTAATAGCTTGCTCATATAAGGCATCGTCTTTCCCAATTTTCGCTAGTAAAGACTTTATACGCTCAAATTCTTTGGCGGCTGTTTTATGAGACTTTTTTATAAACTGGGCTTGCATCGGGACATGGGTTAATAATGCTGATTCTTCTTCGCGCCGTAATTCTAATTCGTCTTTTGTCCGGTGCCCTTCTACCAGGGCGACCGGTTTGCTGGGCCGTGCCATATTCTGGGCACCTCCTTGTATAGTATTGGGAGTTTTTTGCGCACAGACT